GGCATTCTCTTCATTAAGCTCATACTTTCCGCAAGGAAAGTGGGCTCTGGTGAAGTGTGCTGGGCGAGTGGCATTTGCCTCTCTTCAGGATTCGGTGGGGCGCTATTATAGGGCTACCCCATGGCAACAGGCACCCCACGCAACGTATGGGGTTTCAACTATTACGGAGACGGCAAAGGTGTTGTTGTCCTACGTGATAGTTCGGGCATTACTACACTCGAAAGGGTACTGTAAGTCCGAGAATTTTGGAGTAGAGATCTTCCCTAATGATACTTTGTACGTGTACGAGGTAGTTGTTGCAGAGGGCTTCAAGATTTTTAAACTGGAAGGCTACCAGCAGGTTTTTAATCTTGTGGGAAATAGGTTCTTGCGTGAGCGGGAGCCCGTACTACAGGGGATTAACCTAACAAAACCAAGAGCGGAGGAGGTAACGGAGGCCGATGTTTCGGAAGAAAGGCCAAAGTATAACTTCACCATTCTGGGAGAGGACAATCCTAGGGAGTCTAGCCTAGGCAAGGAGAAAGAAGTAGTTCAAGTAACTAAGCCAGGGTTTGATAAACTTAGGGTGGCAAAGGCTCTCCAACTTATGAAGCAAGGTAGAATTGATGAGGCGTCCAGAATTTTGTCATATTTAGACAAAACGGCGGATGTTAAATCATCGACAACTACGGTGCAGGCGGAGGAGCCGCAAGTTCAAGAAATTCCTACACCGCAACCAACCCCCCCAAGGAGTTGGTCATCATCATCTAGCACGACTACGAGTAGTAGTAGTTCGACCTCGCAAGAGGCCGATTTTGTATGCGAGGTGCAATGTTTGTGGTGTGGGGGAATCTGGGATAAGTCTATACAACATACCTGTGTAACGGGACAGTGTTTGTGCGAGGTTCCTGACACTTGGCTTATGCCAAAGAGTGAGGTTGACGCGGATTATGAAGAGTGTGTTGAAAAATGCTTGTCACACAAGGGGTTTTTTGAGAGGTACACCCGTAAGAAGGAATACATCGAACATAGAAAATCCTGGAGTACAGCAGGAGAAGAAGCAACTCTAGTTCGCAAGCTTGAAGCGGCCATGGGGAAGCTGAAGGATAAAGCGACCCAATTAAAGGAGGAGATCACCGCAAAGGCGGTCCAGAGTGCTGTTGTTACGGCCTTTGAGGATGCACACGTGGAAGTAGCAGCCCGTGCGGGCCTGTTTACAGACACGGTGACAGACAAAATGAAGGTGCAGTGGTATTTTTTCAAGAAGTATGTTGAGGAGTACCCGGGCGCATTTGCGGTGAATGTGG